GTCAAATACAGCTCCTTTGGTAGTAATCAGAAGGGTGTCAATGCTACTGCTGCTATCAATAACTATGCTAATGGTCTTATAAGGGATTGGTTAATGAAGCCAGTCACTATAGTGACAACTATAGATGGAGTAGAACAGGAGGTAGTTACTCAGAATCTGTTCTTCTTGAGGAATAGAGCTTTACTTGAAGAGTTGATAGCATTCAATCCTGAGATAAATGTGGATAGAATCAGGGCATTAGGTATGGTTATGCTATATAGAGAGGAGAAGATGGTACTATATCAAGGTAATCCTAGTAGGGATAAGGATTCTGTTCCTAGTGATTATATAGGCAATGACCCCTTCTTTACCAATAACTATGACAGGAGGTTCAAGAAACCAGTAAATTTAGTAAAAGATATGGCAACTAGTTAGTATTTCATTTATTTACTTGTGGATATGAGTGAGATTGACTACTTTTGCATGAGATTAAATAACGGAAGACTATGGCAGATAATATAAACTTTCCCAGACAGATGCTTCCTTTCTCTAAGAAGACTAAGCAATGGAGAAAGGAATGTCTGCTATGGGCTAACCAGAAGACCTTCTTCAATTACAGTTTAGTTAGGAAGTCAGTAGTTCATAAGAAGATTAACTATGACCTACTAAATGGTAGGCTACATATGTCAGACTTGCAGATGGTATTGAACCCAGACCATATAGAGGCTGGTTATATACCTGATAAGTTACAACACTACCCTATTATGAACAGTAAGCTTAATGTTCTAAGAGGTGAGGAGAGTAAGAGAGTGTTTGATTTCAAGGTTGTTGTAACTAACCCCAATGCAATATCTGAGATAGAAGAGAATAAGAGGGCTGAACTGTTCCAAAGACTACAAGAGCTTATAGCTGATACATCAGCTAGTGAAGATGAGTTCAACCAGAAGCTTGAGAAGCTGAATGACTACTACACCTATGAATGGCAGGATATAAGAGAGATAAGGGCTAATGCCCTATTGAACCATTATATCAAGGAGCTTAATATGCCTCTCATATTCAATCAGGGCTTCATGGATGCAATGGCTGTTGGTGAGGAGATTTACCAATGTGACATTGTAGGAGGAGAGCCAGTGATTGAGAGAATCAATCCCCTAAAGATTAGAGTATTCAAGTCTGGGTATTCTAATAGGATTGAGGATGCTGATATTATTCTATTGGAAGACTATTGGAGTCCTGGTAGAGTAATAGATACTTATTATGATGTATTGACTAAGAGGGATATTGAGTATATAGAGAACCTTCCTGACCATGTAGGTCAAGCAGCTACTGACTCTATGGATAACCTTGATGAGAGGTATGGTTTCATCAATACAAGTATGATAGGTGATGAGGTTACAGCAGTCAATGGTTCTTATTACTTTGACCCTGCTAACCTGTTCAGTGAGGGAGTTACATCCTCACTATTACCTTATGACTTGGCTGGCAACCTTAGGGTTCTTAGAATGTACTGGAAGTCAAAGAGAGCTATCCTTAAAGTCAAGTCCTATGACCCTGAGACAGGAGAAGAGGTATATAACTTCTACCCTGAAAACTATGTTATAGATAAGGATAGGGGAGAAGAGGCTCAGAGGTTCTGGATAAATGAAGCTTGGGAAGGTACTATGATAGGTGATAGCAAGGATGGTATCTTTGTCAATATGAGACCTAGACTAGTACAGTATAACAGGTTAAGTAACCCTTCAAGATGTCACTTTGGTATAGTAGGTTCAATTTATAACCTTAATGATAGCAGACCTTTCTCATTAGTAGATATGATGAAGCCTTATAACTACCTGTATGATGCTATACATGACAGACTTAATAAGGCATTAGCTTCAAACTGGGGTTCTATACTTGAACTTGACTTGAGCAAAGTACCTAAAGGTTGGACTATTGACAAATGGATGTACTATGCCAAGATAAACCATATAGCTGTTATTGACAGCTTCAAGGAAGGTACAATAGGAGCTTCTACTGGTAAGTTGGCAGGTGCATTGAATAATGCAGGTAAGGGGATGCTTGAGACCAATATAGGTAACTATATCCAGCAGCAAATCAACCTTCTTGAGTTCATTAAGATGGAGATGGCTGAGGTTGCAGGTATTACCAAGCAGAGAGAAGGTCAGATAAGTAATAGAGAGACTGTTGGTGGTGTTGAAAGAGCCACATTACAGTCATCACATATAACAGAGTGGTTGTTTGTAGTACATGATGATGTCAAGAAGAGAGCTTTGGAATGCTTCTTGGAGACAGCTAAGATAGCTCTTAGAGGAAGAAGCAAGAAATTCCAATATATCCTGTCTGACACATCTACCAGAATAATGGATATAGATGGTGATGAGTTTGCTGAGGCTGACTATGGTCTTGTAGTAGATAATAGCAATGGTACTCAGGAACTGCAATCTAAGCTAGATACTCTGGCACAAGCAGCTTTACAGACTCAAACATTGTCATTCTCTACTATAACCAAGCTATATACTTCATCTTCACTTGCTGAAAAGCAGAGATTGATAGAGAAGGATGAGAAGGATATAAGGGAGAGACAAGCACAAGCTCAGCAACAGCAGCTTGAGAGTCAGCAGCAGATAGCTCAAATGCAGAATGAGCAGAAGCAAGCTGAACTTCAACAAAAGGATATACAAAATCAGAGGGATAATGAGACTAAGATACAAGTAGCTCTCATAAGTGCCCAATCAAGAACTACTGATGTTGAGGAAGATGGCATAGCTCCTGATGAGTATAGTCAGGAAGCTAAGGATAAACTGGCTGAGCAGATAAGGGAGTTTGATGAGAAGATGAAACTTGAGTGGGCTAAGCATAAGGAGACCCAATCCAAGAATGCTAAGGATGCTGAACTCAAGCAGAAGCAGATAAATAAACCAAGAACAACAAGCACTAATTGATATGAGAAGATTAGATGGCATAATTGAATCAGCACTACCTCCTCATAAGAATGTCTTATGGCTAGACAAAGGGGTAGCTAAGTACTATAGGAATGGTAAGTGGGCTACTGTCATAGCAGGTAGTGGTGATGTAAGCTGGGAAGATATAAGTGGTAAGCCTGAGCTTGCAAGTGTAGCTACATCAGGCAGCTACAATGACTTGAAAGATACTCCTGCTGAGTATGTACTTCCTGCTGCTGGAACTGAACTGGGTGGAGTTAAAATAGCTGTAGCTGTACCTGATACAGATGTGACTGATGCAGCTACTGCACAGACAGTAGGAGCTACACTCAATGCTTTATTAACTGCTCTAAGAGCAAGTGGTGTATTAACATCTTAAACTATTGAGTATGTTTACAAGTAGTCAAATAGAAGAAATAAGAAAGAAGCTTCAACTAGAGGGAAGGAAAGATACTTCTTTCCCTTTAGCTGGACCTCTAAAGGGTAATGAGACTATGGCTATTGTCCAACAAGGGCAAAATAAGCAGTTAGGTCTCAAGACTCTTATAGAGAAGATAGGAATCTACACCCTGTCAGACTTCATAAATCTGTCTAAGTCCAGTGAGGATTCTTATACTCTTGAGGAGGTTATCAAGCTTGTAGAGCCTGTCAATAGAAAGGCAGGTCAGGTAATTACCTTTATGGATAGTAGCACTGGTGATTGGGCTATATATCAATTCAAAGGTAGTTCAGCTACAGAGTGGTTCAACCTAGAGCTTTGGGATAACATACTGGCTAAGGTAGATAGTCACTTTAAGGGATGGTTTATCAATGATTGTTTATTAAATGAGTATTACCCTAGACCCCATGTAGGAGACTTTGCATTTGTAGGTGAGACACTGGAAGATGCAGTAGTCTATGCTTGTGTAAAGTATGGTGAATGGTACAATACCAAATGTCCAGCTCTAGTATTTGCAGATAAGTTTGATGCAGTATATAGTAAAGACTTTGGAGAGTTTGACTATATAATGGATGAGACCTATGCAGATAGAGCTACTAAGGATGCTCTAGGTAGAGTGATACATGATACCTATGTTACAGGTGAGGGACTTACTAACCTCATAGTAGAGAAAGTATATGAGGAAGTATTGAAGCAAATCACTAATATACAGGTACAGGATGGCTCTATTACTTGGGATAAGCTGGCTGAGGGAGTTAAGCAATTATTCAAGTCAGGTGGTAACATAACCAACCTTCCTGACGATGAGGACTTAACTGTCAATGAAGATAACCAGTTGAAGTTTGCTGATAAGGAGTATAACCTTAATGACTTTACAGGTTATGGTAGGAAGTTCCTTAGAAAGAATATGATAGCTGGTCTCAATATCTTGGAGCAGTACATGGTAAGTTCACCTCATACAAGGTATATCATTCAGTATGATTATTGCTTGGATGAGAATACTATTGAGATACCAGAGGACTGTATATTGGATATGATGCAGGGAGGTAATCTGATGAGAGGTACTGTTCATTGTAACAATACTCTGATTATGATACCAGACCCAGAGAGTATAGGTGTAGAGCTTACAGGTACTTACAAGTTCTTTGGAGGTACAGGTAAAGCTACAAACATCATAGATAACCTTGATAGTACAAGTGTTGAAGATGCTCTCTCAGCTAATCAAGGTAGGGTACTAAAGGAGATGATACAATCCTTTATGAAGGCAGTTAAGCTTACTCAAGCTGAATATGATGCCTTAAACCCTAAGGATTCTGATGTGTTTTACTTAATAGTAGGATAAACTAAGAGATATGGCAAATATAAATAAGATAAAGATAGGTACTGTAGACCCTGATGCTGTAATGTTTGACAAGTATAAAGCACCTACAGCTAATCAAGATTTAGTTCTTACTAGTCTAGTACCTAAAGACCCTAGTACTAATTGGGCTGGACAATCAGAAGGTGAGTGGGAGATAAATGATGGTTGGGATGTTGAATTTATTGGACTCAAGACAATAAAAATCAATAAGTTCAAGATTGATACTTGGGGTATCAGACATAATGCTGCAAGTAGTACTACAGCTTGGACTAAATATGCAAATATCCAGTGTGAGGTTAAAGGACTTACTCTAGTTAATAATACCATTATTAAGGCTACTGCTGATTCTGATGAGGTTACAGGCTTTGTCCCTGCCTATTGTGGTAGTGGTGGATATGTAGTAGAATGGTATCCTGGACAATTTACTGATGGTAGAGCTGTAAAAGGTCTTGTTATCCAAGGATTTGGTTGTTATGGAGATACTTGGAATGATGCAAGAGACCTTAGTTATGCTATGGGTAGAGCACCTTGGGAAGTCGACAATAACAGAGACCAGATGGTAACTGACGGTAAGAGGGTATCTGGTGTTATGACTGGTGATGGTTGCAATGGTCTGTGTATAGGACTCTTTGGTGGGTGTCAGACTGCTACTGCTAAGTATGATGAAACTAATGGTGCTTACAAGGAATATGATATTTCAGATAATCCTATCTACATTTATCTAGATATTCCAGATACTACTGGAGAAGTGGATGTAACTACTGTTGAATGCTGGGATGCCCATGTTGGTAGTGAGCAAGTGTGGCATAAGGATAAAACTTTGGATAATTGCTGGAAGAAATATGGCTTGGCTTTCCCTGCTAGTTGGAATATCACTAAAAACAACTTCAATTCTAATGGCTATATAGAATGGGTTAGCCCTACTAAGTTTAATATCAAAGGCATACCTGAGGGTGGTATTACCATTACTACTACTACTACTACTACTACTGCCAATTATGTTAATCTTAATTGGAAGCAGTTCGTTGCTAAGTTAAGCCAAGGATTGCCTGCTGGTGCTTCTGTCAAGATTGTAAGAGCATTTACTAATGCTTGGTATGATTATGATGAAGATACACATACTTGGTCTAATCCTGTAGAGGACATAGAGACAGTTCTTTCTGTTGGAGATAATACTGTTGAGGCTTTCTCTGATGAAATACATAAGAAAGATACTGATGAAAGCATGACATATTCAGAGTGTAAGATTGTTATCACATCTGATACTCCTGTATATGATGTTAACTGCTATGTAGAGATAGTTCCTACATTTACTAGTGGAGAAGTACTTGCTGTGAATGAGAGTTATTGGAATCTTGACAAGGTTAAAGTTCCTACTATTACTGATTTGGAAGAGCATATTGATAAACTTCAGTTTAACGTTAATCCTGCAAATGCTGACTTTTGGACACCTATCAAAGAATATTACAAGACTAATGTTTTTGCAGGAGATGCTGTTCCTTTACAATTCTATAACGCTCAAAACCTTGATGAGCTTGAACTTACATTACCTAATACTTCTTGGCTTAGTTATATGTACACGTTTAAGTTTTCTTCTATTAAGAAGTTGACTCTTACGGGTCAGAAAAATACTTATATTACTTCTCTTAACGGAATATTCGAGGGGCTTGGACATCTTACAGAACTTGTAGTCAATGTTGACGATGAACATGACGGCGATTATTTGGCAGGGGCTAATGACTGTAGCAATATGTTCAATGGTTGTGGCCTTCCTACTTATCCATCAAATTTCATTTGTTGGAATGCATTTAGAACTAATGCACAAGCTTATAGTAGAAATGCTACTCATGCTATGTCAATGTTTTGGGCTGCTGCTATAGAGACTGTTCCTAATTATGGTACAAATGCTGATGCTGATGCCAATACTATTCTTTGTGGGTCGGCAAGCGGGATGTTCTATAAATGTGATGACCTTGTTACTGTTGGTCCTATTCTTGACTTGCAGCTCATCAAGCCTCAAAATGCTGAGAATATATTTGTAGGTTGCACTGCTTTGACTACTATAAGAATCAAGAATCTTAATCACGGTAATTGGCAT